CGAGCGTGATCGTCGCGTCGGCGGGCAGCTGCGGCCCACTGGCATCGGGCGGCGCTTGCGGCCCCTCGCTCTTGAGCGCGGCCAGTGCGTCGCTGGTCGAGACGGCCGGCTGGTCGCCCTTGAGCTTCGCCAACTCGGTCTCCAGCTGGGCAATGCGCGCGAGTGTGCCGGCGTCTTTGGTGGTGTAGAGCGATTTCAACTCGCCCAGCCCACTGGCGAACGCTTTCGCCATCTCCTCCATCTTGGCCTGTGGCGCAAGGATCTCGGCCAGGTAGTTTTTGAGTTGCATCCAAAACTCGGCGGGCGTCATGTCGCCGAGGAACTCACCGCCCGCGTCGCCTGGCTCCTCCACGCCGCTCTCGGCTACGTCCTCCGCAGGGGTCTCCGCATCGGCCACCACCGGCATCGCAGCCTTGAGGGCGACGAATCGGCCCTCGTGGATGATGCCCTGCGTGCCATCGGCGAGCTGATAAATCATCGGGGCATCGTCCGACTTGTAGGCGATGCCCTGCGCTTGCGCGCTCTTGTCGGTCTGCACCAGGCCGGCGGCCAGCTGCTGTGCCTGATCGGGCGATAGGCGCAGTTCGGCGATTGCGGCCTTGAATCGGCGCTCCATCTCGTTCGGGTCCATACGGTGCTCCTTTACGGTCAGGCCAGTAAACAGATTGCTCGCCCGGCCGTAACGGGTCGGGACAAGGCTACGCTCAAAGGTGCGTACTTGGTGATACACGCCGTCCGGCGGGCCGGCGACGCCATAGGCGTGGAAGAAGCCCGGCGAGAGCTCATATTGATCGGCCGTCTCGGCGACGCACTCAGCCACAGCCACATCACGGAATGTGCCCGACTCAACGCGGGTCGTACCGATCTGCATCGAAAAGTCGCAGTCGCCGAGGTCGAGGCCGATGCCCCAGGGCGCATCGACGCTGAACGGATTGGGCTGGCCGACATGCCACCAGCGGAGCGGGCCAAACTGCCTGGTTGCGGTCATGCGCTGGCTGTCGGCGTCGAGCGCGGCGATCGGGAGGATCTCCCGATCGCGGTCACGATACGCCGTCGTCGAGCGCGCGAGCCAGCGGTGCGCCCCGCTCGTATCCTTGAACACACAGAAGGATGACTTCTGCACTACGCGCTGCCGCGCCCGTGCAAACGCATCGGCCAGGCGCTTGCGTGTGCGTGCGAGCCGCCGCTGTAGGGCCACTTGGCGCCGCTCGGTTGCTCGGTCGGCTGAGCGCCTCGAGCCGCCGCCACCGCCCTTCTTGGCACGCTGCGCTGCACGTGCGGCCCGCCGCGCCTCAACCGCGCGCTTGCGCTCGTCAGTGGCCGCCTGCCGCGCTCGCCGTGCGTTCAGGCGATCCCTGGCACCGCTGATCGTGTCACCAGCGCGCCCGGCGTCGCCACTGTCGGCCGCGCTGGTGAGCGCGCGTCCTGCCGGCGTCATCCGGTAGCTGCCATCGGCCGCCTGCTCGACCAGGCCGGCATCGACGAACCCCCCGCGCGCAATGGCCTGCGGATCAGGCTGCTCGCCGCGACGGAGCGCCTCCAGCGCGGCCCGCCCCTCGGGGGGAATGCCCATTCGCTCGTACACCTGCGCTCTGTCCGCCTCGCGCTGCGCCTGGCGCTCCTGTTCACGCTGCGCTTGCCTGGCCAGCTGCTCCTGTGCGCGCTGCTGTTCGGTTTTCTTCGGTTTGGCTGCTGATGCCCTGCCCTTCTTGCCGCCGGCGTGCCTGGCAGCCCTGGACGGCTTTGGCGCTGGCGTTCGAGTGGGTTTGGGCTGTTTACTGAGCGTGACGCCGCGTGCAACGGGTGCGTCGGGATGGGGGGTATACTTGCCCCAGCGCGCCAGCGCCGCGACCCGTGCCGCCTCGCTGCGTGTCATCGGCTTGGTGGTCACGCTCACCTTGCGCTTGCCCCACTTGCGGATGCCAGGCGCGCCGAGTAGCCCACCGGGGCCGTGCAGTGGCGTGCCGGCCTCGGCCCCTGCGCTTTTCTTCTCCGGCAGCGCGGCGAAGCTCGGCGTCTCTTTGTCCCAGCGACGGGCAAAGGGCTGATGGGTTGCGTGTGCCCAGCGGGCTTGTCGGCGTGATGCGAATGGCATAGGACACAAAAAAGCGGCGCCGCATCCCCAATTGGAGATGAGACGCCGCAGGCTTTTCAGCGTAAGGCGCTGGAATTATTCGGTTGCTATGGCGCTACGGCTCGCGATGCCCTGCTAGCTCAGGGTACGTAGCGCCTGCTAGCCGCAGGCCACTGCCTGCCATAATCATCTGGTGCGGTTCTGCCGCGCAGGGCTTATGGTCATCCGTTCCTGCCAGCGCAGCGCCCCGCAATTACAAATTGGGTTATTGGTCGCGGTGGATGGACTTGCACCATCGGCCTTCAGGTTATGAGCCTGACGAGCTGATCCTGCTCCACACCGCATCTAAGTCTAAAACCAAAGGGTACGCGCTTGCACCGCAACTGTGACGAGATATATCCACTCGGAGTTGATACCACCAATCACCCGATGGATCATCGCGCCTGTCCGCCCGTGCTCTCGATCGAACGACATCGACCTCCGCACCGCAATCATGCGCGAGCAGATGCAGTACCGTCTCTTGCACCTGCGCGATTCGCTCAGGCGACCACTCACGACTTATGCGATACTCTCTACCGTATTCCATGATCGTACCCTCGACCGTCACCTAGTTCCAGTATAGCACAATCGTCAATAGACTGCTCTATACGCCGCTCTGTGCGATTAGCAATAGGGCATGGGTAGCCCAGCAGCCGCGCCAGTGTCCGCACCGCGCTGATCTGCTGGCGATAGAGTTCCTCGAGGAGCTTGCGCTGTTCGGCGGGGATGGAGGATAGAGTAGTCACAGCTTCTTCACCTTCAGCGTTGCGCGGCTCGTCGCGCGGTCAAACGTAAAGCGCACCTGACGCGAGTATTGCACACCTTCATACGGCCCTCTGGCCTTCGCCGCCATTCGCATCTGTGTTGTGAGCCAGTCCGGCGCCGTCACCCAATCAGGCCGGAGCGCGGTCAGGATCAGCGTGAACAGCGTTGCGTTGCGTGCGCTGAGGTCGGGGTGATCCGGTGCGAACACCGCCGCGACCTCGACCCGATCGGGCCAGATGTCAACGACGCAGCCAGGGCAGGTGCCAATCGTACGGCTGCCGTCTGCTGACTGCGACCACTGGAATGATGCCGGTGGCTGGCTGAGCAGGGCTTGCAGGTCGGTTGTCATCCTGTCACCGTGCTATCGATCGCCCGCTGGAGCAACACGGGCAGCTGCTTATCCCACTTGGCCTTGATTACCTTCGTCCAGTTGCGCGCGGCCGTCCCCGGGTGACGCACGACCTTTGCTCGCACGGTTGTGCCGACCTTTGACCCCTTGCGGCTGCGGATGTCGTTCGGTACTGTCTTGCTGCGAAACGGTGTCTGAAAGACCAGAAAGCGCGCTCGCTTCGGTCGGATGTCGTGCGCCTTCGTGCCCTCGTTGAGCATACTGTAAATCTCATCGTCCGTCGAGACCTCGCGCACGAACTCGGATGGTGTGCTGATGCGAAACTCGGGGTGATGGTCCCAGGTGCGAGTCGTTACTCCGAAGTCAGCCTTTGCGCCCTTCGCTGCACCCGTCAGCGCGTTGCCGATCGCGCGCTTCTGCGCCTTCACGTCGATCAGGAGGCCCTTCGGTGCAATGACCTTCGACTTGCCCATTGTCTACAGCCTCTGAGATATCTTTCAAGGGGATAGATGCTATATAATCCTCGTCCGCTTGCGCGTAGTAGGCGTCCATCGCTCCCCAGAGCTTCCAGGTTTCATCTCGCCAGATGGTGATGACCAGCTCCTGTCCACCTTGCCTCATTGTAGCTCACCCCCACGAATACGAAGCGGTGCCCACTCCTCAGCGCGCTGCGGGCACGTCTGACAGTGCCGCTCGGCCCCGCCCATCCGCCAGTAGCAGTCATAGTTGTTCTCGCCGTCGAGCTGCTGGATATCCCATCCGCACTTGCAGTTCGTGAGACACTGCGAGGTGCCGTCGCCCGGCATCGCCGGCAGCGGCAGCAGCCTGGTTGCCCCGCGCCAGTAGGGCGTTTGGATTGACCGCGCGTACATCTCGGCCCGCGCGCTCCATCCCGCCTGCCACTCGGCTGCTTCCTGGATCTCGAGCGCGAACTGCGAAAGGAAGTCCAGTTGCGTGCGCACGTCACGCTGAACGGCGGTGCGCGCGGCTGGTGTCAGATCGTCAGCTTTCGCCCCTGCAAGATACGCCGCCGAGTGATAGCGGGCGAGCTGCCGGATGATCTCTTCTTCCCACTGCGCGACCTGTGACGGGTCGCCCTCCAGCGCACTGGTCGCCGTGCCGATCAGCAGTGACAGCCGACGGATGAGCCGGTCGAGCGCGGGTTGTGGCATCGGGTCGGCTTTCACCGTCCAGGCGACTGGCTCAATCCCAAGCGCCCGTCGCTGCGTTTCCAGGGCGCGGTACTCGGCGACCAGCTGCGCTATGTCATTGATACGAATGCCGCTCATCCGCGTGCCCATCCTGCCAGCGCCCTGGCATCGACCAGCTCGCGATCAAGCAAGTCGTCGGTGCTCTTCGTCGCTACGCGCCGGAGCGGGTAATCCGTTCGCTCGTCGCCCCAGGCCAGCGTCACGCGGTCAAAGGCGATCGGCATCTCGACCCTGATCGGCGGCGTCGGCGCATCCTTCGGCACATAGGCCACGGTGATGTGCGGCGTAAAGCCGTGGTTCTGCGCGTAGTCCAGGCCCGATTGCTCAATCCACGCGACGAACGACTGACGCAGTTCCGGCAGCCCTGGCAGGTCCGGCGCGACATATACCGCATTCGTCCCGTCCTCCTCCGTGTGGAAGAACCGCCCTGCGCCGTTGATCGTCCCCTGGAGCACTTGTCCGTGCGCTGCCGCCCACTCGCGAATACCCTCGACCAGCTGCGCCTTGTTCTCGGCCAGCGGCTGCTCGGTGCTATCGCCCAGGAAGCAGAGCGTCAGGTGCAGTTCGTCGGCCGGCTCGGTGGCACCAGGGAGCGCGGCGAGCGTACGCGCGGTCTGGGCATCGGGGTAGAGGGCAACCATCACGCCCGTGTGTCCGCTCGCTTTCGTCGCCATTCCCTGCACGCCCTTCGGTGGCACAGTCGGCGCCCCGCCCATCAGCTGCAGGGCCGCTGGGCTGCTCTCGACGTTCGCGGCCGGCTTCTCATCGTCGCTGATCTGACCGCCTGGTGTGGCATCGGCGGCGAGCAACTCTTGGGGCAAATCATCCACATCAGCAGCCAGCTGGCGCGCCATCGCGGGGCTGATCTCGCCCGACTGGATGCGCGCGGCCCGCTCGTCGGCGCGCATCTTCTTGACCTCGGCGCGGGCCTTCTGGTCGCGTAGGTCGTGCTCGTCGTCGAAGGTCAGCTCGGTCGTCGCCGGCAGCACGCGGTCGCTGACGGTCTGCTCCCACCACTTGAGGAACGCGGCGATCCCTACGCCGCGCGATACATCTTGCAGGATCTCGGTCTGCTTGCCGGTGCCCAGTCCCTGGCCCGAGAGCGGCTGAATGTCCTGCACAGGTACGCCGATCGCATTGGCGTAAATCAGATAGGCATCGTCCAGGATCTGCTTGGGGTCGAAGCCCTGCGGCAGCGACTTCAACAACAGTTCCTTGATCTCGATCGGGATGTCGCCGGGGATCGCGCCGAGGATGGCGCTCAGATAGTAGACAAAGCCTTTGGCTTGGGCATCAGCTGTGCCGGAGCTGATCAGGCCTTTCAGCGTCGTCTCGTTCACGCCCTGGATGAAAGCCAGCTTATTCGCGCCGCCGCCGGTCACAAACTCGTGCAGCAGCTGGCGCATGCCCGCGAGCGTGTTAATCGTTTTATACGCCCTGGACGCTGCGCAGAAGCCCACGCCGAGTAGTTCAGCGCGGGGCGATGGCTGATCGGCGTACACCAGCACCTGATCCCAGCGCAGGAGTTGCGGCGCGCCCATCACGGGCTGATAGCGCACGGGATAGGCCAGGTTGCCCGTCCGCATGCACCGCAAGCTGTCCATGTGATAGAGGCCCGTGATCTTGGCACCTGGACTCGACCGCGTCACCTCAGCGAAGCCTTGATCCTCACCCTGATAGGCTTTGACCTTGACCACCTCATCGTCGGCGTGACGAATGCGGATGAAGATCCCGTTGTCGGTCGTAAGCAGTTCCTGCACGACCTTCAGCGCGAACGACACCCAGCCCTGGCCGCCATCGGCGCGCTTGAACAATTCCTGACTGGCCGCCACGCGGCGCGCACTGTCCTGACTATCCCTGATCGTGAAGCCGTGCGCGGCGAATTTGGTTGCAGTCCGAGCGACCGCCGAGGCCCACATGTCCTCCCGATGCAGAGTATTGGCCAATGCCACATCACGCTGCCAGCTCCAGTAGCGCGGCAGATCCCCGTAGGCGGGCGCCGAGGCCAGCCAGGGGATCGCGATTTGCAGCAGTGCCCCGCCATAGCTCGGCTCGGGGTAGGTATCGCCCTGGATGGCGCTGGAGGCGTGTGTGCCGTTCGTCATACTTCGAGCCTCTTGGTCCAGGCGAGATAGCGCAGCGCGCTCGGGCCGTGGTCGTGCTCTTCGACGGGATCGCCCTTATCGTTCGCGCGGTACGCCGCCATCTCGAAGCGCAGGTGCGTGCAGCGCGGATGCACGCGAATACGACGCCAGCCATTGGCATCAGGCGCAATCATACGGCGCATGTTCTTGATGCTCTCGTCAACACTCGTGGGCTTCTTGCGAGTGTAGAATCCGCGGTTGTGCATGATGCCGATCGACGTTGCGGCCGCGTTGTCAGCGGCGACGTACTCGGGCGCAGCGTAGAACTGATCGGGCTTCTGGTCGCGGATAGCGCGCAGCCGTTCGATCAGGTCGGCGCCGACGAGGCCAGCGGGAATATCGTAGGCGGCGCGTGTCTCGGCCAGCGTCAGCGGCATACACAGCGCCTCGGCGAGTTGCGGATCGAGTTCGGTCTTGATGCGATAGTCCTCTGCAAATACGTCGAGGTGCCCGTCGGCTTTCTCCTGCACCAGCAAAAACACACGCGGGTGTGAGCCAGCTGTGTAGTGGCCCGTCGTCGGGTCAAGCGCGCCCGCATATCCATCGTCATTGGCCCAGTACACTGACCCACCGCCGGGCACATAGTCGGCCTCTTCGGTCACATTGCCATGCGGCGGACCATCTGTCCACGCCTCGTATACCTGACCAGCCGCGGCGCTGAACGCCTCGATATCATTCTCGGGATATTCGCGCACCACCTCGGAGCGGTCGCCGGCCGCCTCGCGGATCTTCTCGTCGCGCCAGGTGGGGCCGCGATCGGGGCGTGCCCACCAGGGCAAGAAGATTGGTACATACCCGCTCTGCCCGGCCTTGGCTGCGTTCCAGAACTGATTATAGGCGGTACCTTGCCCGTCACCACTCGAAATAATGAAGAGCTTTCCGCCAGCGTCGATGGTCGGCTTGACCGCCGCGAGCGTTTCACGCCCCCACTGCATAAAGGCCCACTCGTCGAGGATAGCGAGCGCGGCCGTGAATGACCGTCCGGCCTTGCGTGTGGCGGCCAGACTAAGCATCCGCGATCCATTCGACCATTCGAGGAGGCCGGTATTCTCACGAACGAGCGAGGGCAGATCATTGCGGTGCTGGTGCTGGTCGTACAGAAAACCCGTACGCCGGATCAGTTCGTTCGCTTCGAGCTGCCCTTGCGAATAGACCAGGACCGGCTGACCAGCGAATGAGGTGCAGAGCCAGAGCGCAAACCCGCAGACCAGCCAGGAGATCCCCAGCTGGCGAGCCTTGAGAAACGCGATCAAGCGCTCTTGCTCCATCGTCGTCAGCGCCGTGCGCTGCCCCTCCCAGAGATGAAACGGGACGATCGCGGTAGTTTGGTCGCTCACCACCTCGATCCGCGTCGCCTCGATGAACTCAGCCGGCGTCAAGCGCGGCGGGGTCGGCGGGCTGGTGTCGTGCGATTGCTTCGAGAAGTCGAACAGACTTGTCGGCCATGACCCCATGAAGGATCGCAAGACCCTTTGCTGATTGACGCTCAATGTAGGCTGGATCGCTCGTGACATATGCCTGTGCCGTTAGTGCCTGTAGGTTTGCCTCCAAATAGGTGACAGCCAATTCAAGCACGCGCCCTTTTTTAACTGCCGGATTATGTACGATATCGAATGTCTTTTGCCATTCACTGAGCGTTGATCGCGGGATGCCGTATTTCGCGGCCGTCGCCCCTGGCCCGAGCAACACCACATCGGCCAGCGCAGCAGCCTTCATCTCGGCAGTGTATCTGCGCCGCTCGGTCACGCTAGCCCCCGCCCAGCAGCCTTGGCAGCAGCGCCGGCAGCGTCAGCAGCAGCGCATAGGCCACGAACGCCGCCGCCCAGCTCCGGCTATTCCAGCCGAGGATCGACGACTGAACGCCGGCCGCCGCCGCAGCGATGAGCAGCAACAGGATAAAGGTTAAAGCGCTCATAACCCCCTCCTCACAGAAATACCCACACCGGACACGCTTTCGGCGGATCAACCACGCTCCCGCACACCGCCCGCGCGCTCTCCTGATCCAACTCGACGATGATACCCCGTTCCTCCAGCGCCTGCCGATCCTCATCTCGCGGGAGGTCGACGACCTTGCACCAGCGCGCTACCCCTGTTCGCCGCCCTACGACAAGTACCCACTGCCGGCCGGTAATCCGCCTAGCGCTCGTCAGGGCCACCATACAGTCGGCTGGTGCGGTGCCACGCACCCTGGCGACCCGCCCCATCACCCCTGGCGCGTAGCGAGCTGCGTAGCCCTCCTCGTGCATCCCACCGATACCCAGCGCCAGCACGAGCGCCAATTTGATCAGCCCCGCCGCTATCCGATCCGTCCCTTCGGCCCAAACAGGCCGATCAGCAGCAGCAACGACAGTGCGCCCAGCACATACCCGCAAGCAAATACGAACACCCCTACCATCGGCCGACTCCCGCAAAATACAAGATCGCCAGCACCACGCCGAGCATCGTCCCGACCACCAAACCAGCGAAAAGGCCACGCCGATCATACCGATCCCTTCGTCAGGATGTACGTCACCCCCGCAACGAGCACCAGGAGTGCCAGGACAAGCACCACCGTGATAATGACCAGCCATTGCCAGTGTGCCTTGCGCCACCGCATGCTGTCCTCAATAAAGAGTTCCCATTGTGCGCCCCAGCGGGCAATCGAGCGCTCAATCGCGTTGAGCCGCGTGTCGGTCGCCATGTAGCGCCCGCTCTGGCCCAGTGCCTCGACAACATCCGGCGTGAGTGGCGAGCTGACTGCGGCATCGACCAGACCCAGCGCCCGCCGCAAACTCTCGACCTCAACGACAAGGTGCGGCGGCGCATCGTTGCCCTGGCGCGCCTGCTGGACCTCCAGCAGCCGGAGCCGCTCCAGCTTTGCGTTGCGGATCTGGATGAGGCGCTGCGTCTCGTCATCCACCCGCCACCGTCTGATGTGCTATACTCAATCGTAGCTGCATGGTACTCGTCTACCGTGTAGTCAGGCTCGGCGCGACTGCTCACAACAGTCACGTCGGGCCGATCTCCCCCTATGAACGCTTCTCTGCGGCGGCGAGCACGGCCGCCGCCTGCTGTGCCGCCTCCGTCACTTGCTGCGCGGCCTCTCGCGCTGTATCTGCGGCCTGCTTCGCGACGATCGCCGCCTGCATAGACGCTGCGAGTGCGTCGGTACTGCTTCGCACGGCCAGTGCCTCTGACCCCTGGATAACACCCTTCGCGCGCTCGCTTTCGCCCTGCGTACTGAGGAGCTCGGTCAGGCGCGAGTTCACATCCACGTGGATGGCCTGGATTTTCGCCTGATTGGCCGTGGACTGGAGATAGGCCAGCAGCGCGCCCGTGGTCGGTACGACTACGCCGAGCATCTGGAGGATGAGGGCGGTATTACCGGGCAACAGCACCGACGCTAAGACGATGCCGACTACAGCCACAACCACGAGCACGACTAGCGCGCGGATAACCGTTGTGACAGGCGACAGAGGTGCTGGCGGTGGCGCGATCTGTGGTTGCCCGGTCGTCGGATTCATGCCCCCACCTCTCGCTCGCACTCACCTTCCAGCGCGGTCAGGCGCTCGATCTCTCGTGCCTGCTGCTCGATCAGGCGATCAATCATCTGGATATGGCGCTGTTGTAAAATGATCTGGTCCTCCAGGTGCCTGATGTATGCGCGATCCCTCTCCTGGCGCCACAGCAGGAACTCGATCGCATCTGACGCGTATTTACTAGCCGCGCCGTTGACGACGCTGATCAGATCCTTCGTCGCGGCGTGTAGTTCCTTTTCGTCGTCACCTGCTGCAACGGCTTTGCTGAACCGCGTCGCGGTGTGGTTCGCGCGTGCGTGACGGGATGTGTATTTGCGCGGCATTAAAACAGCACCACGCGATAGCTACTCAGCGGCCCGCCGGCGGCAGGCCCCCAGATGAAGCCATGTTGGAACGCCTGAAACACCTGCCCGCCTCCGTAGAGCGCTGCGCTCGTCGCCTGGCCGAGCAGCTCGGCGGTGCCGGGCTGATACCAGCGCTGGGGGATACTGTACGAGCGTGCGCCGCGGTCGAGCGGGTACGTCGTGCCCCACAGTGCCCAGCGGGCCTCGGTGGGGTCGGACGCAGCGGCGGCCTTCTTCACCCAGGATTCGAGATCGGCAGCCGTTAGGCCCACGGGGTCTTTTCGGCGCGCGGGGTCGAGGTCGCGGTGCAGCAGGAGCGGCAAATCGCCATGTCGGCGGCGAATATCGTTGACGAGCCAGCCGAACGCCAGCAACTGCTCGTCGGGGTAAGCATCGACGCGACCCAGGCCATCGGATGCATTTTCGAGCTCGATACCGACCAATACTTTATTGGGGTTGACCTGTGGGAAGCCCGCCGGCATCTTGCCGAAACCGGCCTGGTTCGCGCCGCGCTCCTCAGGGACATAGGCGTAAATAGGGCTGCCCTTCTTGGGGATCAGGTAGTGGATGGAAACTTTCTCGTCGGAGCCGTCCGGCAGATCCCCGCCGCGCGAGAGGTAAGCGCGGCTGTCCCACCCCACCGTATTATGCACGCCGATGCCCACGATCGGTTGCCCGTCTCGGCTGGACCACCAGTTGTATGGCTGCTGGCTGATCTGAGGTGGTAGAGGCATCGCCAGGCCCTCCGACAGTGCGGACAAGCCTGGCGACCTCTATTCTAGGGTATCTGGGGGCTTATGTCAATGGGGGTAAGGGAATTGTCATATTTGGGGGGCGTCGTAAGCGCGGGCCACAACATATGCTATCATAGGGAAAACCACCCTGAGCGCGACGGACAAGCCTGGCAGCGGTCCGCGTCGCGCTCAGGGTGGTTTCGGCTTAGAGGGGGGTTATTTCAGCGTGTCGAGCGAGAGCTGTAACCGCTCCATCTCGGTAATGCACCAGCGTTGTAACGCTTCCTGTTGCGTTTCAAGGAAGGCTATCGACAGCTGATCAACATCCAAATCAAGGATCTCTTCGGCTGGCTTCGCACAATTTTTCGCGATATCCTGTGTGCGCTTATTCAACGGTGCATAGTAGTCCGAAAAGATCGCCTTCTCGATTGTTTTTTGGCTGCCGGTAATAATCTGGGCCACCGTTCGCACTTTTACCTTCCATCCAGACGTTGCCCGAATCTCCCGACCCAGGTCCTGCAAATTTTGCGCAGCCGCGATCATCGATTGGCCGCGAACGCGCACGATCTTGACAGCCTCACGCGCGGCGATAGTCAGCGTCGGGTCTGCGGCTACCGGCGGCGAGGTGGGAGGGAGTGAAGC